TACGACAATGACCAACCGTTGGTGTCTCGGACTTGACGAACCATTCTTATACCATAACAGGGAGTCGGAAGTTCAATGCTGAGCATTCAACGACCTACTGACGGTATCACTCTTCTTAAGAGTGGTAACGATTTGGTTGTTGCTGGCTACGCATCAGTTGAACTTGTTGACAAGCAAGGCGACCTTATTACTCGTTCCGCCCTAAAGGATGCCTTTGACGGCTTCATGAAGGGCGAAAAGTACCGCAATGTGCAATTGGCTCACTCCAACATTCAAGTTGGCGAAGTCATTGATTCGTACATTGATTCCAACGGACGCATGTGGAAATCCGAAACGGATGACACCGGGCTGTTCGTTGTTGTTAAACTCCGCAACGACATAGAGAAGGCTCGTGAAGTAGCCGCTGAAATCCGCAAGGGCAACCTTCGTGGATTCTCCATTGGAGGACAAGCATTCAAGCGAGTGCGAAAGTCCGACATGGAAAAAGGCGACTACCAAGAGATTTCAAAAATGGAGTTGCATGAGGTAACGATTTGTGAAAAGGGTATCAACCCCGAAGCACAATTCCGAATTTTAAAGGAGGACAACACTATGACAAACGAAAACAGTGATTTGACAGAAATTATGTCACGACTTGAAAGCCGATTGGATGCCATGGAAAAGGGAGAACTGCCTCCTCAACTTCGTGAGCACATGAAAGGCAAGAAAGGCGGCGATGAAGAAAAGAAACCCGAAAAAGAAGAAGGTGACGAAATGAAAGACGAAAAAGACGACGACAAGATGTACATGGACAAAGGAGAATACTCCGATGTTATTTCCTCCGAATACCTTTCTTGGATGGAAAACACCCTCAAGTCTGCTGGTGTTGACACCTTCGCCGCACGAAACCACTTTGACGCTCTTGAAAAGGCTCAACTTGGTGGTTTTGACAACCCCGACGCTGTTGACGGTGCTGACTACTTTGCTGGTCAAGTTCGTGGCCGAGGACAAGAGAACGGTTCCCCTTCTACTGGTGCAATCAACGCTATCACTGCCTCCGGTGGCAAGACCCCCGCTGGCGCAATGGGGCCAGCCTCATTGTCCAAGGGTTACCTTAACTCCGAAAATGTGAGTGAGGCTGACCTTGAAGCCGCTTACGAAGTGTACAAAGCCGCCGCTTTGGAACAACACTTCCGAAACGACCTTGAAGGCAACTTCGCTTCTCGCTTCAACAACGAGATGGAAATTGCAAAATCACAGGCTGAAAAAGCCGCCTTTGACGCACGAGCACCACTTACTGAAATCGTGAAGTCCATTGAGGCTCTTTCCGAGCGCATTGACAACATCGGTGCAGGAGCAGGTACGACCATTCAAAAGTCGGCTTCCACCATTGACATTCCCTCAACGCAAGACATGGCGAACATGGGGTGGGACGAAGTTCACGCCCTTGCACATCGCACCCTGCGTGGGGAATGAACACACAAATAAATGAGGTGAAATGATATGGCAAGAGACTACATCCGAAACATTACTGACATGGAACGATACTACTACGGCGCAGGCAACGCAATGGGATACTCCTACTCCGGTAGCGAGTTGCTCAAGGCTGACGCTCCAATGCTGTCCACCACGGCTGGTACTTACCAAGCCATCTACGGACGCAAGGTTTGGAGCCAGTTGAACCAAGAGTTCAACGCCTTCTCCATCCTCCCCAAGCGACCTTGGGAACGCAGTGGTTGGCGAGTCATCACCGAGCGTCCTTCCTTTACGGTTGGCGGCGGTGTTGCAGAAAACGCTACGCTCCCCGACACCACCAAGCCTACCTTCCAACACATTGCCGCAAAGCCAAAGACTGTTGTACACACCTTTGACATGAGCGAAACCGCAATGTTCCTGTCCGACAAGGACGATGGATTGGGCGACATTCGTGCAATCCTCAAGGAAGAGATGGGTAAGCACCACGCAGAACACATCAACAAGATGCTCACGACTGACAAGGCCACTGTTGCAGGGAACGACTTTGAATCCCTTGACCGTGTGACCGTTGGTGCATCTGCTGGTTCAACTGAAGATATGTACTCCATTGACCGCAGTGCAAACTCGTGGTCGCTCGCTGAGCACAATGAAAACAGTGGTTCCGACCGCAACTTGTCCCTTGACCAACTGGACGACCTGTTCCAGAAAATTTGGACTCGTGGTGGCAACCCCAAGGTTATCCTTACCGGATACGACACTTTGATGCGGCATCTGTTGAACTTGTTGACAAGCAAGGTGACCTCATTACTCGTGGAGCACTTCGAGATGCTTTTGATGGGTTCATGAAAGGTGACAAATACCGCAATGTGCAATTGGCACACTCCAACATTCAAGTTGGTGAAGTGATTGACAATTACATTGATTCTAATGGACGAATGTGGAAATCCGAAGTGGATGACACAGGAATGTTCGTTGTAGTACAACTCCGCAATGATATTGAGAAGGCTCGTGAAGTAGCCGCTGAAATCCGCAAGGGTAACCTTCGTGGGTTTTCCATTGGAGGGCAAGCATTCAAGCGAGTGCGAAAGTCCGACATGGAAAAAGGCGACTACCAAGAGATTTCAAAAATGGAGTTGCATGAGGTGACAATTTGTGAAAAGGGTATCAATCCCGAAGCACAATTTAGAATTTTGAAGGAGGACACTACTATGACAGAAGATAACAGTGATTTGAACGGCATTATGTCGAGGCTTGAAGCACGATTGGACGCAATGGAAAAGGGAGAACTACCTCCTGCCCTCCGTGAGCACATGAAGGGTAAAGAAGGCTCCGATGAAAAGAAAGAAAAGAAAACCGAAGAAAAAGGTGACGATGACATGAAAGAAGACAAAGATGATGAAAAGATGTACAAGGGTGAATACAGCGATGTTATTTCCTCCGAATACCTTTCTTGGATGGAAAACACTCTCAAGTCTGCTGGTGTTGACACCATGGGTGCACGAGCACACTTCGACAACTTGGAAAAAGCACAACTCGGTGGTTTCGACAACCCCGATGCAGTTGACGGTGCTGACTACTTTGGTGGTCAAGTCCGTGGCCGTGGCCAAGAAGGAGGCTCCCCTTCAACCGGTGCAATCAACGCTATCACAGCATCCGGTGGAAAAACCCCATCCGGTGCTCTCGGACCTGCAACTCTCTCTAAGGGATACCTCAACGCAAACAATGTTAGCGATGCTGATATTGAAGCGGCTTACGAAGTCTACAAAGCCGCCGCAAGCGAACAATATTTCCGCAACGACCTTGAAGGACACTTTGCAAAGCGTTTGGAAAACGAAATGCAAGTAGCAAAGTCTCAACAAGAAAAGGCCGCTTTCGACGCACGAGAACCACTTTCGGCTATCGTGAAGTCTATCGAACAACTATCCGACCGAATTGACAACATTGGAACTGGTGGCTCAACCTCCATCCAAAAGTCCGTTTCTTCCGTCGATGTACCTTCCACGCAAGACCTCGCCAACATGGGTTGGGATGAGGTTCATTCGCTTGCACAGCGAACCTTGCGAGGGGCTTGAAAAACAAATTAAATGAGGTGAACAATTATGGCACGAGACTATATCCGAAACATTACAGACATGGAACGCTACTACTACGGCGCAGGTAACTCAATGGGTTACTCATACTCCGGTAGCGAACTACTCAAGGCAGACGCACCAATGCTCTCGACTACTGCTGGTACTTACCAAGCAATCTACGGTCGAAAGGTTTGGAGCCAGTTGAACCAAGAGTTCAACGCCTTCTCAATTCTACCAAAGCGACCATGGGAACGCAGTGGATGGCGAGTCATCACTGAGCGACCTTCGTTTGCTGTTGGCGGCGGTGTTGCAGAAAACGCAACCCTACCGGACACCACCAAACCTACCTTCCAGCACATTGCCGCAAAGCCGAAGACTGTGGTTCACACCTTCGACATGAGCGAAACCGCTATGTTCCTCTCCGACAAGGACGACGGACTTGGCGACATTCGTGCTATCCTTAAGGAAGAAATGGGTAAGCACCACGCCGAGCACATCAACAAGATGCTCACTGTTGACAAGGCTACTGTTGCCGGAAACGACTTTGAATCTCTTGACCGTGTGACTACTGGTGCCGCCGCTGGCTCCGCAGAAGACATGTACAGCATTGACCGAAGTGCAAACTCTTGGTCCCTTGCAGAACACGATGAGAACTCCGGTACTGACCGAACTCTCTCCCTCGACCACTTGGACA